ACGGCTTATATCAAAATTTGCCGCTACTTCGCTGGCAGAAGCTCGATTAATAAATTCTGTTTTAGATATCAATTCGCTATTAAATTGCTTCTCATTAGACCAACCTTTTGGATTAATAATACGTAGACCGAGTTTTTCGGCCCAATCTTTGCCAGTTTTTTTTGTACGACTCATAAAAAAGGGGTTAGAATTAATCTTCTTCTCTGATATATTCTGCAAGTTTTTTAGCCGCTTCGACATATGCCACGCGAAGTTTGTGAAATTCAGGGTCTTTTATCTCTTCAAACCTAGAATAATGCCTAAAAGCATAATCAAAGCCTTCATTATCAACACATTCTTGAATAAATTTTAAGTTTTTTGCATTCATATTATTGAATATAGAGAATTTTTCGGGGTTTGTCAAGAATTATTTAAATTTTAAACAATGGGCCATTTCCCATGGATATAAAGAAGGTTTAAGTATAGAAAGAATCAACCCAGATGGAAATTATTGTCCAGAAAATTGCGAATGGATAACTAAATCTGAAAATTCAAGTAGAGTTACGTCAGGTAGAGACGCAAAAATCCATTTTTTAACTGAAGAAAATATTCAATTAAAAAATAGGATAAAAGAATTAGAATTATTACTTAGGTAAAAAATAAAACCAATCGACGTGAGCCGCGTTTTTTACCGCATATGAGGCGGGAATAGGTCTAGGCTCCTGATGAAAAAACAGGGGAACTAACCCCACGTCTTCTAATTTTTTATTTCCGCGCTTGCTATTGATATCTTTATTCACGAGCATTAAATTTTCAAAATTACTTTTGCCTCCATGGGAGCGGGCAATTTTGTGTTCTATGTTAAGTTTGGAATACGGCAGACGAACCCCGCTATAACCACAGATTCCTTTTTGTTTTTCAAAAAGCACTGTTTTCGTAGGGCGAAATTTCCGAAGAGGCATTTTTGAATAGGACGTAACAATAATCGAGGGCGACCTTATTTGTATTTTCGCGCCGTGAATAACTTGGTCTATTCCGTTACGGATAGGTACTTCTAACCATTCTTCAAAAGAACAAGCTTTAAAACCAATAACATTATCAAAATCCCAAGACCCATCTTCTTTTTTGCCATATTCAATATTAATGGCTTTGGCAGCAGGACGTTCTCCATCCGAAGAACTATTCATTGCAACCACGGCTTGGCGCGGACTAGTTTGGCCAATAATTTGATACAACGCGTTCAAGACCAGTGTGCTGGATTTATTTAAAAAATCACTCATATTCTTTTAATAATAAATTATTTTTACCCATTTGTCAATACCAAGGTGTAATTATTTTCATGAATATTCACGCTCACCCAACGAAGAAAATTGGCGTTTTGCCTCGTCCAGCACACGTTAAAACCTGTAAATTAGCCAATTATTTAAATATTGGGATGATTCCAACTCCCCCCGCATCTTATGATTGGGGTACGACCGCTCCAAATTCTCTTCAAATGTTCATGAATGATTCCATAGGTGACTGCGCGGTAGCAGCTTATCTTCATCACAAAGAAACAGTTTTGCAAACTGCTGGTTTGGGAGTTTCATTTCTTGACCCTGTTGCTTTGGAAGTTTATGAATGGGCAACAGCCGATGAAAATGGCGGACAAGGATATAATCCAAAAGCAGGTTCTGGCGATAATAATCCAACCGATACTGGTTTAGTACTAGTGAGTTTTTTGGAAGATTTAAGGACTCGTGGATTGATTTATGCTCATGCCGAAGTTAATTTAAATAATGCCAAAGAAGTTGCAGCCGCGCAATATTTATTTGGTGGACTTTATGTGGGAGTTGCACTTCCTGTTTTTGTTCAAAATCTTCAGAATCTTTGGTATATTCCAACCACCGCTCAAAACTTAGGAGACCCAACAAAAGGAAGTTGGGGCGGGCATTGCATTTATACTCGTGGAATTACGCCAACGACTGGAAATACTATTTTAACGAGTTGGGGAGAAACTATTCAAGCAACTCCACAATGGATGCAAACTTATCAGGATGAGGCTCATATTATTGTTCATAAGCATTCAGCCGCAGCTTTTGATAAATTAGCTAGTGCTAATTTTGGAATTAATGACCTTATTGCCGACCTAAATGAAATAAAAAAATAATTAGATATTTCTACTTAAATTTTATTATTTATTAAATTGGTAATAGAGTATATTCCAGTCATATACTATATTACACTGTTTTACGTTTTTTAGCCGATATTTTGTGTTAATCTGACATTTTTCTCACTAACTGGATGTGGCGATGTGTTAATAATCGCTGCCCAAACCCGCTCTCAATGGAAAACATTATCCTCAAGCTGTTTTGGTTGCATCTACCTTTTGGTACAAACGAGTTTTTAAGACTCTCCCATGGCTGTTTTGATGTATCGAACTTCCTCTAATATAGGACTTTACCCATATCAGCGTCAGAATATTAACGTAATAATTCAATTTACACCATCCATCAAAATTTGTCAATTATTATCTTCAATATTATCTCCCCACCAAAAAACATCCGATTTGCTACCAAAGAAATTAGCTCCACCAAGTTCTATACTTAATTGCAAATTAGTATTATAGGTAAAATTAAAATAAGGAGGCATTTCATCTACTTGTAATGTTACAAAAATACACTTCTTGGGGAGTTTATATGATGCAGAATTAATCGTTATTGGCGTTTGAATCATGCCGTGATTTAATGCTACGCGGCAGGTCTCGCGGAGACCATCCAAATATCCCTGCTCATAAGTATGTTTCGGGTCAACGGTTGTTTTGCTACATCCCGCAAATAGCAGGACGGCAATTAGTAGTATTATATTTTTCATATTTATTTTTTAATCATGAATTTTTTAATGCGTTTTAAAAAAGCATCCAGATTTTCATTTTCTTTTACAATGTGGTCGTGGTCGTAATATGCTCCGTCGCCCTTGGTATTAAAATCTAATTCTTGGACTTCACAAGGAATATTCGAAAATTTCAGGAATTCTTTTATACCTTCAAATTTGTAAGAGAGTTTAGTATGATAATCGTCTCCTTCATCAAACTTTTTTCCGTCAACAAAAATGATGTAATACGCATCATATGACACATCCAATGTTACTAATGTTAATTTCATAAAATTATTATTTTCAAGGAATTTTTAAATCGAATTTAGGTACTTTTACGTTTTTATCAGGCTTTAATTTTTGTTGGTGTATTTTGGATAATTTTTCTCTCAATTCATAAACCTCTAATGCCAAACCAATTACCAGATTATCTCCCACTAAATCACGCCATTTTTCGCCATACCTTAAGGCTTCACCACCGCCATTTTTCCAATGTTGGACAGTATATTTTCCATCGCAGATAGTCACTTCCCAATCAATTTCTTTTTCGGTAACGGGTTCCCATGGACTTGGACTGACTATACATCCACATTTAAAAGTCTCTGGATTAACAATTTGTTTACAACGTTTGCATTTCCATTTCATTTGTCAATTATCGTTTCACCATCTTGAGCATAGTTCCATCCTTTTGGGAGATTTTTGCCAGTTTCTTCCATAAAACGCTCGTTCATGGCATCAATAATATCTGATTCGGCGGGGCCGAAGTCGGCATGATGACGAAACCATTCTAAGTATTCTAAATTAGTTGCTCTTTTTCTCATAATTATTTATCAAATCCCAATTCAAGACTATATTCTGCTTCTTCAAGGTAATTTTTCTCTTTTTCCAAAAAGTTTTCCGCTCGTATGACTTCTTCCTTTAATCGGGAATATTCTTTTTCTAAATTAGCCTTTTCTTGCTCAACTATGGCGTAGGATTTTTTATATCCTTCTTCAAGATTTGTTTTAGCTTCACGGAGTTTAGATTCGGCGTCTTTTACGTCGATTTTAGCTCGGACAACTCTGGCTTGTTTGTCGGTCATGATTTCCTCCAATTAGGATACTCTGGATACTCTGATTGACTTCCTAGAGTGCTATTACCCATTAGTCGGGTAGGGCATAATCGGCGACTACAACATTGCCATTTTTGTTCCATAGTTTTCAAAATTAGCGTTGCATTGTGGGCAGCAGCCTTGTATTGCAGGGCATCCATTTGGATGAATCGGACAATTTCCGTCACCATCGGTATCTAGTTCGCATCCTTTCATAATCATAAATAAGGGTTTTCCTCTTCGCAGATTGGGCAGATTTTCCAATTATTTGCAGTTAAACCACAGGGGGCTTCGTCAGTTTTAAATGACCATCCTCCCGCTTCGGGAAATGATTCGCGACCGCAAAAAAAAACTTCCTCTCCAGCAGCACGACTCCAAAAATGGATATGTTTACACCATTTAGGCTTATTGCCGGATAAGTCTTGTTTAATTAATTGATTAATTGTCATTTATAACTTTCCCCCGCTTCTTGGGTTGGTTGACCGCATGTTGGACAGAGTAACGCGGAATTAACATCACGTTCCGATTCATAAGAATAATCGCATCTAAAACACTTCCAAATTATCCTATGTTCATGATTTCTTTCCCACTGGTATTGAAAATCATCATCCCTACCATAATCTTTATAATCGTAACTCATATATTAAATTCCTCAATTTCCCCATCAGGAAATACAATCATACCTTTTTTCTTTACTTTTTTAGAAAATCGAACTGTACTCCACGTTCCAGACCTTAACTGTTCTTCTTTTTCTTTCGGGGCCGCAATTAAGAAATCACAATTATTAACAATATCATGATTTCTTTCAAGGTAGGGTTTCGGAATTAGTTGTATATCATACTTACAGAAGGCTCTATGAGCCTTAATATTGGGTACATGCCCAAATGTTTTGATTTTTTGAAAATTTTTATTTGCATTTGCTAAGGTAATTAGGTCGTAGAATTCGCGGTCGCTTCCAGAGCAATCACCGCTATGACTTTCTGTTATATAATGTTCGGCGATAAAAAGGGCAACTTTTAGTAATTGCATGGGTGTCATTCCATCGCGGGTTCCAGTAAATCCTAGTTTCATAATTATTTTTTTAAAAAAGCAGAAATTGTTTGTTCCTGATTCTTATTTCTAAAAGAAATACTTGGTCGCCATGGCAAACAGCCCATCGTCCAAAGTGTCGGCAGATGCTCTTTTTTAGTTACCTCAGAAATGTTTGAAATACCTATCTGTTTTGATTCAAGGGCTTGTGAAACTATTTCACCTTTATTTGCGCGAAAAGCAGACTCAACACATTTATATGGGTCTTCGTCATAAAGGTTTTCTACTACAATTTCGGTTTTAATGGTGATTTTCGCTCGAATCAGTTTGGACTTCATATCCTTATGATTACATATCCTTCAAAAAATGTCAAGCGCAAACATCAATTGAAGAGACCCATATGGTGTGCTGCAATAAATATGTACATGAAATTTCCCATACCATAATATCCCCTTGGTAAAGTTCTTGGCCCTTGTCGTCGTATTCGCCAAAAAATTGTTGAACTACCGCTGGTACAAAATTAAAATCCCAAGGGGGAATCCAAATTTTATTATTGTCCCAGATAATCATATTGTTCACATGATGAACATAAAAATGCCCCGAAGAGTCGGGGTATCGGTAAGATTGGTCTTGTTCACTAAATAACCTTATTTTTTTGATATTTTTCATATTATCAATAATAATACTATTTTCTTTTTAAGTCCATAAGGTGTTTCCCCCATATAAAAAAGTGTAATTTTTATTATGAGCAAATCCATTGGTGATTTTTGGGAAAAACATAAGACCCTCGCACAGATTATTGCGATTCTAGGGGTCGTTGCTGGTATTTATGGCAACCATTACGAAACTTCTCAAAATTCAGATATTATTCAAGGCCAGAATAATTGGATGAAAGACGTTATTAAAGAACAAGCGCGGGAAATCCAATCATTAGAAATTTCCAACGCCGTTCAAGAACAGCAAATTTGTGATTTGAAGGAATTTTATTTAAATAAAAAATAAAAATTAAACACCTTCAATTATCTGATTGACAGCCGCTACCACCTTTTTCTTATCTGTGCAATACAGTCCAGCCGACGAGAAAGACGTTAATTCTCCTAACCAAAAAGAATTATCTCCATCTTGAAAAATATCCACACAGAAAATGGGGTCAGGATAATATCCAACTTCCAGAATTTGTTTGCATTTTTCAGTAGCTCCCAAGGGGGCGCTTGGAATTAATGTTTTCTTTCCTTGATATTGGTAAGTAGAACAGGAAATAATATCTTTTTTAGTACAAACAAAACGCCATTCACCCATAATTTTCTTGGGTGTCGAAACGATGACAATATCAGAACTGGAACAATTACCGCCGCCACTAGTAGCGTTATCCCAAAATCTATCAAAGTCTTGTAAATCAAGTAACTGGGCTTGAAAAGTCTTTTCGCCGCTATCAGGACGAATAAAGATTAAGGCTTCCCTACCGAACTTTTGATAATAATCAAATTTGAATTCTTTTAAATTACCAATGAATGTAAATTCATTAAAATCATTAAATAGCAAGTCTTTAAAATAAGGATAATATGACGAGCAAAGATACTTCTCCCATGAAGAATATGCAACAGGATGACATCCTTTGGGAAGTCGGCTGGCAATATTTTTAGTCATTTGAATAGAACCCTGTACGATAACAAGGTCATTTTCCTCAAATCCTGATGGGTCGAAATCAAAGTGATTATTCTTATCAATAACAAAACAATACCGCCCCGAATCGCGGACGGCTTGAATAAGGTCGCGGTAGTCTTCAGAATCAGTGAAATTTTCTATGATATATTTAACTTTCATACAAGAATGTTAACGTAATTATTAAATAATGTCAAGTATAAACAAAGAAAGCCCCCAAGAATTAACTTGGGAGCTTTGGGTATCGGTTTAAATTATTATTGAACGTTCCAGTGAACACCGTCTCCAAAAAAGAAACGGGTTGTTCCCGAAGGAATTGTGAATCCTGATGTAAGTGTTCCAGTGTTGAAGAAAACAATACCAGTAGTAACACCGGATACCGCCAATCCACCACCTTTAGAAGTAATACTTAGTTCTTGTCCAATAACCACTTGTGGGAAAAGACCAGTTGATACACCAGCGCCACTTCCTACAACATAGGAATATCCTCCTACAATTCCACTCATTGAACCAGTCAAGATTAGTGGTGGATTAATATAACTGCCATAATTATTAATACCGCCGCCAGTGTTGAGATTTAGTACGCCGGAAACGTCAAAGGCATATTGTGGGTTGGAATTATTAATACCAAATTGTCCTGCGTCGGTGACTGTTAGACCAGCACCTGATGTATATTGAATGGTTTCTTTTGACATATATACTTTATATTACACAGAAAAAGAATAAAATTGAGAAAATTTTTGAAATAGTTATAATAGACTAATTAATAATAACTAAGAAAGGTAAAAGTTTGGCGGTTCGCAGATATCACGCTTACCAGACGGGTTTTAACCGTCCCAATAGCTTTCCAAGCTACGCTGGTGCCTCGACCAGTTTACGAACCAAAATGGCGGATAAGTAAAGTGCCGACCTCTATCCGTGGTATTAGCACGAATCACCTGCTTTCAAAGCAGAGGCCATCGCCGGATGGCTAACCTATCCAAATTATAAAAAATTTATTTTATCTAAATTTATTTTTGGATTAATAATAGTTTCCCCAATTTCCGTAGTCGCTAGAAATTTCCTAACTTCTTGGATTTTACTTTTATTACCCTCCCCATATTCAATCAACGCCTGCATGGTTTGATGTTCACAAATAAATTTTACATCGGAGGGAATATATTTTTCCCATAGTTTTTTAAATTGTTTATATTTCATAATATTCTAATTCAGCTATTCTTCTGGCCGCTTTTTTATCTACTCGCAAACAACGCCTTCTATGGGTTGTGTCTTTAGATTTTCGCCTTCCAGATATGCCTTTTAAAAAAGATTTACTGCTATACGGTTTCATAATATTATTGGGTAAATTTTAGATTTGTCTTTCTGCAACTCCTTCCACATCAAAACCTGCTGACAAGCATGAATTCCATCGCGGAAATAACGTTGGTGGTCGGGATGGGTTTGTGGCAAAAGGATAAATTTATCCCACGCTTCGACAAGACATTGCATTATTTCTTTTTCCTCATTCATAAATTGGTGAATCCTTGATGGCTCACACACCACAAGCGGTTTGCCGCAGTCGTCTTTCTCATTGCAGACGAGGACTCGTAAATTGGCGGATAATTACCCTCCTGCCGAGTAAACCTTTCGGTTCGCACCGTTTTCGAAACGGGCCTAGAAACTTTTCTAGTTAATTATCCAAATCATTGGTCTCCATCCATTAAAGTTTGTAACGTCAAAGCTGCTAGATTTGCTTTGGTAGGCCGTTCAATACCGCAGATGGGACACATTTTCCAAGATTTTGGAATATCCCTGTGTAATGAGTCCATCCACCAAGAATAGCGCCTATTTCCATCAATATATTCATGGAGATATTTAATATGGTCACACCAAGTTTTCATAAAGCCGCTTGCCAGAATGTATCGACTGCCCCAATCATAGTCCCTGATAAAACCCAAAAATCACCTTCTGCTCGTGGATATGGATTAGGGATAATCTCTACTTCATGTTCTCCCGCTGACAATGGCACTATGATATCTCGCGGTAGACGCATTTTAGATGCATCAATTAAATTTAATATTCTAGTCGTAATTACTTTCATTAATTTAAGCTTAACAAATTTTTCATTCAAAGTCAAGAAAAAAAATGGAGGCTAATCAGGGATTTGTTTCGCCCTGTCTTGTAATTTACGAAATTACTGTGCATACAACACCTAAAAGCCGAAAGTGGAGGACAAGCCGGAATTTACATCCGATTCCCAATTTTACCAAAATTGAATTTTATTACATAAACTACAAGTCCAAAAAATCATAAATTGGTGCTGCGGACAGGAGTTGAACCTGCATTATTCCAATTATGCGCTTCCTCTTTAGGAAAGAGTGCCATTACCGCAGCGTAAAATCGTGCTGACTGTCTGTTGAGTTGGCAATCCCAATTAACGACCCGACAGCTAGGTGGCTCACTAAACGTGGTGTTCGGTAGCGAATCGAACGCGCCTTTGATATCAGCACAAATTATTCGTCGTCCCAACCTTGAGGGACTTTCTTGCCCGTTTCCTTTTCAAACTGGCGGTGCATTTCGTAACGCACATCACCATCGGCAGGGCCAAAATCAGCGTTGATACGAAACCATTTAAGGTATTCAAGTTCTGTTGCTTCTTCCATACTCAAACATTATCATCAATGTCGGATTATGTCAAGCGAAATGGAGGAAGGAGCAAATCCCGCCTTTGACACCCCTTTCAGGGTGCGATGTGTTTAGCAAACACTCCTAGAACCTCGTCTAGTTCACCTTCCATTGTTCAAAGTTTTCTGCTAATTTTACATCTGGATGTCTTTTTGAAGCAGAAAAACTAAGATAAATTTTACTTTTACCGCGAGCCAAATGCAACGGAACAAAATAGACCTTATCATTTGCTGGATAATAAATGGCAAAATAATCTATTTTGCCTTCGTAATCTTTGCTTACTTGCTGTCCCTTAATTTTGTAAGTAGATTTTCCATCAAATTCGATGCTGTTATTTACTTTTCGTCCTGTTTTTGTTTGGATGCGAATTAAATTATTATCGTCTTGAACGATTAAATCTACACCCGTATTTTCTCCAAATGGGAGAAATGCCGTTTTCCCTAATTCCAAAACTTTAGCTAAAACTTTGGCTTCAGAAATACTTCCTTTGCTTTTTGTGTTCATGTCTATCTAGTAATACACTAGACACGTTTCATTGGGAAATTGGTCGCAATGGTGGGACTTCCACCCACAAAGGTCGGAGATTTTAAGTTTCCATGCTCTTGTATTCGCTGTCAACCCACATTGCGTTGAAATTGGTGTGTTCTTTCCCACCGTCAGCAGCCAAGGGAGCGGCTTTACCAGCCATCCTCGGTATCGTTTTGTGCGAACGTATATTGGTGCGCCCCCTCGGTAATGCTCCGAGTCCTATCGGGTAAGAGCCGATTGCTTGCCACTATTAGAGCTTGGAACGCAGTAAATGGTTGTCGTGACAGGTGCCGACCCTGCTAAATTCTCCATGTAAAGGAGATAATCATGCCGATGATACTCACGACAGTAAAATGGATGCCTGTGATGGTGCTGCCCCATCGCCTCGACTTTCAGAGAGTCGCGAACTACTGTTATTCAGAACAGGCAATAAAATTACTTTTCTTGTAATGATTCAGAATGACCGCATTGTGGACATTTCCAACATCTAACAAGTTTTCCTTCTGAATAATGAGTGTATTCTGTTTTAATATTTTCATCAACAAAATCAACAGACTCACCCAATTTTAAATTAATTTTGCAGTATTTACATTTTTTATTTTTCATAAATTTAAAATCTCAACAAAAAGGTTAATTCTTCGCTGAGAATCCAAGGTATATTACTACCCTTGAAAACCCCTATGGTGCACTTTAACCATTCCCCTTGCAAAAAGAACAAGCGTTAAGGGTACTAAATCTCTCTAATCCACTCCGTAACTGGAATAAATTTTTCACATTTACAATTAGGACATTTTTTAAAAACCTCGTCTAAATTAAAAATCTCAGAACATCCTATGCATTTTTTGAAATTTTGCAATCTTGGTTTAATTTTGTAATAATCTTTGATTTTCATAAAATGGAGCCAAGCCTCGGTAATGCTCCGAGTTCTCTCGATTACAAGTCGAGTGCATCACTTTGTATGCTTGCAAGGCGAAATTGGTGCATCCTGTCGGAACTGCCCCGACATCCCATTCCTTAAGAGGGAAGGCTCTATCTCGCTGAGTTAAGGATGCAAAATTATTAATATATTATTTAATTTCTAAATTATCTAGAACTTCTATTAGTTTAACATCCAAAATTTGGGCATCATCTTCTGTTAGAGAGCGGTCATAAATCAAACCTTTCGTAGGAGAACCGTATCTCCAATCTTTCCAGTATTTTTTACCATCTCTATCTTGCCAAATTGTTGTTCCACCGTCACGAATTGTATTAATTTTCTTAACCAAAATTTCTTGCATATTTTTATTATGAATGAAGTTTAGATTTTTGTCAAGGAGAAAAATGGTCCCAGTAGAAGAAATTGCATCTTTAACTCCGAATGACTTATGAAATCACCGTTCCACTCTGGATTACTGGGAAAAATGGTGGACATTTCGTGTTACGCTCACGACTTTCAACTTTTTCAGAGTTGCACTTTCACTAGATTAGTTTAATGTCCTTAAATTTTTAATTTATTTTCTATTTGGTCAAGATGTTTTCCCATAAATACTAGGATTTTATGAGATTGCTCTCTTGCAGCTTTCCATTTTAGTAAATCTTTTGGCTGAACATAACCCTTAGTTTCTACTCTTAAAATTTTATTGGAATTAGTTAAAATATCAAAATCTACTAAATAAGAATGTTTTTTGTTATCTTCACCAATATAAGGAATTCTTAATTTGGATTTACTCCAATCTAATATCATTCCTTTTTCTTTTAGTTTATCAAAAATAATACAAGCTCGATACTCATAAGACCCCTGTACTCGAATATTATTATATGTAAGCCATTTCGTTGTTCCACCAGAAACTTCTAAATTACCAGAAGAAAACATCTTTTTATTGGTAGCCATACTCGGAATCCCACCGAGAACTAAGGATTAGAAGTCCCCTATGATATGTATTTTCACCATACGGCCAGAAATTATGATGGCATCCCATTTAGGAACACCACCAAACCCAAAGGCTCTATTGCAGAGTCAAATGCAAGGAAGAGTTACTGCGGAAGATATGGTCGGTCTGCGGCGTAACGCTCGCCGTCTAGCTTATTAGGCAGTACCTGCGCCCAAGGCAGGTGGGTTCACTTTTTCCCTACAGACCGATAAATTTGTTTTTCTAAAAATCAATTGATTTGAACCCAGAAAATCGGCCACAGATTTAGCTGCTGTTAGTTCGTCATTAAATCTTTTTGAAAATTGTATTTTTCCTTGTTTTTTAACATTAGCAATCCATTTATTCCTAGACGAACTAAACGAAACATAAAGATATTTAGATGGAAAAACACGACTTATAGGTGTGATTTTTTTAATCCTGTTTCGTCTTGAAAATCTGGAAATATTTTTCCAATCTATGTTATAATAGACGCACCATTTACGTAGGGTATTATCACTTATATTATATTGTTTAGCAATAGTTAAAATGGGATGTATCTTAATTAGAGCAATCAAATCCTCTTTGGATGGTCTTCTCTGCTTTCTTCGGTTTTCATTAGAGCAAATAGCACATATATCATTGTTAGAGTATCCTTTTGATGGTTTCCCACACTCCTTACAAAAATAATATTTTTTATGTTTTTTCCCTGCAAATGTTGATGTCTGACTATGACAATTTGGACAAAGAAATTCAAGATTTTCAATTCTATCATCGTCAGAAACTCCATTTTTATGTTCTAATTGTAAGGAAAGTTTCAAATTATTCCATTGTCCTTCATTTGAGCACTTTGAGCATTTATAAGCAATAAATTAAATTTAATTAAATATTTTTTAGTACTTACGCGTTTGTGTGGAGAATGTTCCACTAATCTAGTTAAAAACTCGTCCTTTGAAACTTCTTTAGTTAATATCGAAGAATGAAGTCTGTTTAGAAAATGGGAAGAGTCTATATTTAGTTCCTTAATTCTATTTTTACAGGTTACATAGTTTCCACCTTTATTTTCCATCCCAAAAAACTTTAACACTTGGGACATTGTTTGGCTTGTAAGAATTAGTTTCTTAAAATCTGGTTCTGGATATGACCATATGATACTTGTTCTTTTTCGCATATAGTATATTATACACGAATAATGGTGAACTATGAAGTAGGGGTTCGATATAAATTTGGCAGCCCCGATTCGATTTGCACGAATGATGTTTATATTTCGGTTCCAAAGACCGACGCGTTCGACTACTCCGCCACGGGGCAATAAAATTTCGGGAGCAACGTGTTACTAAACTAATCTAGTAGACATGACCCCCATCACCATAAAGGTGAGAAGTAAATTAATCTTGTGGAAACAAAAATTTCGCAAGAGAATCGTTATGCTCGTTGACGATTGTGTTAGCGTGGTCTGGCCACATTGCTTTTCCGAGAGTTACTTCATCTGGAAATCCAAGACATTTAACAACGTCCGCAACATCGTAATCAGTACCGCGTTTAACGATTCGAACGCCCCATTTGTTATGACGGAAATATTGGTCGTTGGTCATCTTTATTTTTTAATAGGAAATTCCAAACAAACCTCTCCTCTATCAGAATAGTATGCTCCATCTGTAATTGACGCCTTAGATTTGTAAGCTTTTTTCTTGGAACGGTCATTCAAAAACTCAGCCAAGCATTTTTCATTATGTAAATGATATTGTTTATCTATCCCATCTGGACCTTTTAGGGTAGCAGCAATGGAATCTTCCTTGTCGTCTTTATCTTTGGTGTCGATTGGACGTTTACAGTTGTCACAAATTGTTTGGATTTTTGCCTCAGCAGTATAAGAAGCGACTGCACTTTTTTGAGTTTCCATTTTCTTGTTGATAAACGACGCCATACAAGCCATATCACAAAATTCATGTTGTTTTTTATAAGTGGCACCATTTGCTTCTGGCTCGCTAAGAAGAGCAACAGATATGTTTTTATGACCTTCTGGATAATGTTGGCCGAGTTCAGCGCCGCATTGGTCACACGCAACTACTTGTCTCGCGAAAGATTCTAAATTATTCATACAACAAGTATTACACGCAAAAATACCCAAATAAAAAGAAAAAATCATACATTATTACCATTTTTGTGCATAATATATTGAATTGAAAATGATACCGACTAACCGTTTTAGCCGTCCTTATGTGCTCCTAAGAAGAGTGTCTCTGTTTATCAGTTTCAATTCACCATAAGGGCGGTAATTATGATTTTTAACGACCTGCCAAAAACCTTCGGAATATATAAATTTACCAACAAAATAAATGGTCGCATCTATATTGGTAAGTCTAATAATCTTCGGTATAGAATAAAACACCATTTAAGAAAAAGTGCTAATCAAGTAATAGATAGAGCTATAAAAAAATATGGATTAGATAATTTTGATATTGAAATTATTGATACATTTGAAAATATTGACAATACGGAACTTCTAGCTTTAGAGACTTCGTATATTGAATATTTTGAATCTTTGGTTGGTCAAAATGGATATAACATTTGCCTGTTTGGTTTGAATAATACAGGGTGTAAAGTTTCAAATGAAACTAAATATAAAATAAGCATCGCACATTTTGGAAAAAAACTTTCTCAAGAACATCGTCGTAAAATTAGTTTAAGTAGTTTGGGTAGAAAGGCTTCGGAAGAAACAAAAATCAAAATATCCATATCCCGTTTAGGAGATAAAAATCCTAATAAAAAATGGAAAGCCTATGGAAATCCGACTTTTAACAAAAACATATATCATTTCCAAAACCGAATAACTAATGAAACTTTTACCGGCTATCAATATGATTTTTATACAAAATACAATCTACGCTCAACAAATGTAAATAGAATTATAAGTGGTAAAGACAAATCATTTAAAAATTGGATATTTTTAGGCCGTCTTTAAACTAAGATTTTTCCTACCCACTTTGTCTGGCAGCGAGTATAAAAGAGAGTTAACTGAAAATTTTTCTCCCTTTAAACCTTCGTGACCATCCAACTCCTTGTGGCTACCCTTTTTAACGTATGCTAGGGTGGCATGAGCATGATAAATTGGATAAGTTGTTTGAATTGAATTTTTAAATTTGTCTTTTAAAGCGTAGTGAAGTTTTTGAGCATCTGGACTAATTACTTCAGCCTTTAAAACATCATAATCTGGACATTCAAAACGGCTTACAGAGCCTAATTCAAAAGCTATAGATTCTTGATTTTCCAGAAAAGCTTTAAGTGGTTCAGTTTCAAAATCAGGGTCAAAACCATAAAGTACCGTTACATGATACTCGGTCTCTTTGCCATCTCCCGCAAGATTACTATCAGAAATATGTTTGTCGCTAAAAGTAGTGAGTTTTTGTGACAAATCTTTGCTAATCATCGCCATTAAACAGCCCTTGGAAACTCCCTCCTTGGCGTAGGCCAGTAAATCAATTATTATCATATATTATTTTACACTTTTAATAGCGGAAAATATTGAAAACATTCAGGCCAGTCAACGCGGGGACAAAAAACAATGGCAATTTCTTGATTATTTAAATTCGATTCGGTAACGATAACGTAGTCTTTTTGAGTCTTTAGCATTTCGAATTCGATATCCCTTACTTCAACAACTACCTTGCGAAAAGACTGGGAGAGCCACTCTTGATAAACGGGGTCATTCCCGAATTTAAGATGCGCCATTAAAACGCCGTGTGCTGCTCCCAAAACTTTATGAGAAGGAAGGGACTTCTTAATACAGATGTACATTTTTAGATTATTTTTCATATCAGCGTCAAACCAGTTGGGTCTTTTAAAGCTTTTACTAAATTTCTGGCTGAGTTTCTAGCATCTTTGCGAGTAGGGATTCTCAAGCCTTCAAGGACACTGCCTTTAGGAAAATGGGTAAGACCTTTGTATGGATTTTTTTGATTTGATTTCATAAAATTTTTGCTGGAAGTTAGTGTCCAGCGGCACTGATGCAATTCGCCTATGCAACTAAGCTGGCCGATTACTAACTCATCGGACCACTCGGAGATTGGTATTGCCGACCAGAGTCGCACTGGCTAGGAATAGCTTGAAAGGCTACTTACTCCACTCTTTGTATTCAGCAACATAAATTATTTTTTATCCTCATATAGAGTGACGTAATTCTTTCCATATTTTTTGATTGTGTAATCTAGAAAAGGCTTCATGTCTTTTTGGAAAATTACTTTGAGTTTTCCCTTAAATTGTGAAATTTTTTCTTTATTTTTAGGGGTTAACCATCCTTTTATCTCCACATATTCGTCGTTAATTTTAAAATCGGGATAAAATTTAAATGTTCTGCCTTCAAAAACATAATCAAATCCAAAAGTATTTCTTGTAAATAAAATTCCATGTTCGATATTGTAAATAACCCAAGCCAATTCCCAAGAACTATTACAATAATAACCTTTATACCAACCCATGTGGCCCCGGCCAGCCTTTTCCCTGTATCCTCCGCGATTAGAATAATCCATTCCCTTCCGTGTGCATTCACGGGAACAAAATTTTCGTTTACCGTCAAAATAATCAGCAAACCTTTTGTGACAATAATGATTTTGATTGATAATATTGGTAGGGTTAGCTGGTTTTGCGCCAATGCGTTTAAACTTTGAGAAAGTTTCGTGCTACTATTACACCATAACCCCATAAAAAAGCCCGCGTTGCTACTTTTACACTATACTGCTACATTAGTCTAGCTTCTTTGTCCTCGACGGACGCCATTTAATGCAACTGTGTATTCGGTATTGCGCCGAATCCTCGGGACGATTGATAGCCAGTGTGCTGCCGCTGCACCAATACCGGCGAGGCCGGTATGTGGGATTCGAACCCACGTCTCTGACACGATTGGACACCAGTGATTCATTAAAGAATTCTCCAAGTTAAAGGCTTGGCATGTTTCCATAGGCTGGTGAAATTTGGTGCAACCGGAGGGACTCGCACCCACGATGGAGCTATTAGCTCACAAGATTAAAAGTCTTGTCCTTTCGCTGCTAAGGGAACGATTGCATTAAATTGGTAGCGCAAGTGGCTTGAGGAACCACAACCTATCCCCTATCAAGGGAGTACTCTTACTCATTTGAGTTACTGCGCCATAAATTAATTAACTCTTTGGTTGTTTTCGGACGACTACTCTTGATGCCTCTCAAGTCGATTCAGACGTTACGGATTCAAAGTCCGTCACAACCTGTCTCTGCCCCGTCTATGCTATTCGAATAACATATTCAGCCTCTTTTCCGTGAGTTAAAATGGTGGGGTGTATAGGAATCGCACCTATGTTACGAAAGTGTCATTCTCGTGTCCTAACTACTAGACTAACTCCCCGAAATTGGTGAGTCCCAAGTTTCTAAACTTGGCCAGTCTCCTATTCGAAGAATGGCTTTTAAGACCCATAAATTGGTCGCGGCGATGGGTACTGCCCCCACACGAATATTCCGATTAAAAGTCGGCTGCACGTTCTTTGGTAGCTTCACCGCGAAAAATTGGTTCCGAACCTTGGTAACGCTCCAAGTCTTAATGGGTAACAACCATTTGTGCGACTTTCACACTCGTAGGGAATAAAAAAAATCAATGCAAATAACCACACCTAGATATTAGGCTACAAGTATATCGAGTCCTTGACGGCTCTTACGAAATCCGCCTTGCATTAAATTGGCTCTAGAGGCTTGAGTTGAACAAGCAGTGCTTTTTAAAGCGGTGGATTAACAATCCACTGAGTTTACCAATTCTTCTACTCTAGAACCAATTTTACTTGCTGACCTCATTTTTGACTATACACTCATTTGCTGGGGAATTTAGCAGCGTGGCGTCCAAGCCTTTTATGTTCCCTCTATCTTATCACTAAGATGCAAAATTTACCCTAACGATTGAATAATTGCTACACGGCCAAGCTCATAATCGCATTATGAAGTATTAACGACAAATCTCCTTCTCTATGTGCGTTTTTAAAATGGACGAAAACGCTGACTACTTACGATATACCCTTTGGGGCCGTCGTCCCATGGGCTAGGGAATTAATTCCCGCAATGACAGACCAAGTAAATTAAATTTTTGTCTTCACTACATTTCAAGTGTAATAACAATATGTGAGAGAAAAAATATTACAATTACGAAAAGAAGGTAAAACATTCAGAGAAATACAAAAACTTGTTCCATGTAGCGCATCAACAGTTTGGTATCATTGTGGAAAAGGCGCAAAGGAAAAACATAGAAGACAAAAAAGGAAAAACTATGCTCGTATTCAAATAGAGATAAAATCTCACTTCGAAGGAAAATGCAAAATTTGTGGATATAATAAATGTTTGTCAGCTCTGGAATTTCATCATCTCGATTCCTCTAAAAAGGAAAAAACAGTATCTAGGTTTATCCAAGCTGGTTCAAAAAGTAAAGCCTATAAAGAAGCAGAAAAATGTATTCTAATATGTGCTAATTGCCATAGAGAATTACATGAAAACGAAAAGCTTATTCGCCATCCTACAATGACAGACCATTAATTTAAAACAGTTTCGCCTCCCTATAACACTATAGACTTTATTTTTTCTTAACCAGCGCGATTGCTGGTGAGGTTACTAAATTGGAGCACTTGGGGAATTTTGAAATCCCGACGTTCACTTTGGAAGAGTGACACTCTGCCTCTGAGTTACAAGTGCATAAATGGATGCAGCGATTGGGATTGCACCAATGGAGTTCGTCTTATGAGGGCGAATTGAATACTAATTCTCACTGCGATAAAAAATGGTCGTAAAAACTATTAAAGTAATCTCAAAAATCATCTTTCTCTTTGAGTTTACTTTTGTGTATCTATTAATATATGAAAAATAAATATACCAAAGAACAAGTAGAAAACGCGGTTTTAGAATCTAAATGTTATTCAGATGTTTTTAGAAATTTAGGACTTAAAATAAATGGTGGTTCTTATCATTGGATTAAAAATTTAATAAAAAAACATGATATAAATATTACTCATTTCTTAACATCAAAAGAATTATTTAAATTAAATCATTTTATTAAAAAAACTAATTTTTTGGGTATACAAAAAATTGAATCTAATCAACGCATCAGAGCTAAAAAACTTAGAAAATTTATGTTAGATAATAATGTTGATTATAAATGTAACATTTGTAATATTTTAGAATGGCTCGGGAAACCTATGACGCTAGATATAGACCACATTGACGAAAATTGTCTAAATAATCAAATTGAAAATCTTCAATTTCTTTGTCCAAATTGTCATAGACAGAAGACTCAATTAAAATTAAATGGTTGCGTTCGCCAGAATCGGACTGGTCCTTTGCCTTATGAGGACAACGTGCGCCATTACACTCCCACGCAATAAATTGGTCGCTTTCACAAGACTTCTTCCTTGTATTTCCAGCCTCATTGCTGGTGTCCTAGAATTTTAGACGATACGGCGATAAATGGTACAGGCGGTGGGACTCGCACCCACGAAAACTCCGCCCCAAACGGAGTGGCATAGCTACTAACCGACGCCTATAAATTTTAAAATGTTAGTCCCATTTATTCTTTGACGAGAAAATAATGGTTCGGTACTCAACTAGCATAAATTGGAAGTCAGTTTCGGTAACGCTCCGAATATACGAGCAGGTTTGCAATCTGCGGGGTTTTCTTACTCCCTCACTGACTATTATAAAATGGCGGACATGACCGGACCTGCCCCGGCTTAATCATCGTTGACAACGATGCGATTCGACTCCTTCATCTTCATATCCATAAATTGGTGCATCCAGAAGGATTTCCACCTTCACGCTACTATTACTTCGCAACAGAGTCTAAATCTGTCATGGCTGGTTGTTTCATCATGGATGCATTTCTTAAAATTAACTTATCAGAATTAAAATATTTTGCAATCGCTTCTGCTGCCTCCAACTCTGTTTCTCCTCTCTTAAAAAATAATGCTTTGCCGTTTTTTCTCACAATGGCTCTCCATTTAGAATTTCCTTTATCAACTTGAACATAAGCATATTGAGACGCCCTAATCACTTTTTCTTTGACTGATTTGGGGTTCGCTTTTTTATAAAAATGAGAAAATGGAGACAAACTTTTATAGTCTATTTGATAATCTTCGCACCAACGGACAATTGCGTTGCCGGTTAAGTTAAAACTTTTCGCTATTTGCGAGAACGACTTTCCCTTTATTAAAGAAATTAATTCATTTTTTGATGGCCTAATTACTTTACGCTTATTTAATCTAGGGGCAGTTCTCCAGAATGGATTAGGAATATATTTTAATTTATCCTCTCTCGTTGGAGCTTTTAAAAATTCCAGATTGTATTTTTCTTTAATCTTCTTGATTCTGTTATGAGATTTCCCATAAAGATTTCTTCCTAATTTTCTTAATACGTCGGTTGCCGAGTAAGATGTTTTAATGGCTTCTACTAAGACCTGTTCGTCAACCGGTTTTGAGATTTTTCTGATTCCAAAGTTGGTTGTTTTTGAATGGCAATTTGGGCATAAAATCTGTAAATTTTCCAAATGATTATTATGATGATTCCCGTCTTTGTGGTGAAGTTCTAGTGGAATATCGTCTCCTAGCCATGATGTATTTGAGCATACTTCGCACTTCCTTTCTTTTATCTGTTCGTCAAAAAGGCGGAACTTTAATGGGTTAGAGTTAATCCTCCTTTTTCCATTAAAATAATCAGAAATTGGATATTTGAATCCAAATATGCCGCCTCTCCTACTAGCTTGCCCTAAAAAATGAGAATCATCTAAATTAAACTTTTTAATTGTGTTGTAGATTTTTTTATAATTCTCCCCTCCGCGTTCATACATCCCCATTGCTTTAAGAATTGCGGCTACTGATTTTAATTGTTTTTGTTGAATTAACTTGACAGCTTCTTGTTCGTTATATTTCATAAGACACTCTTTAAGATATTATACCGCTGATTGTGCTAAAATTACAATATATTTAAAATGGTGCAAAACTCCAGATTTCCACTGGAAAGCCACTAATTTTGAGTTAGCGAGGTATGGTAGTTCCCGTCAGTTTTGCATGGTGTCATTGATAGGACTCGCACCTATACGCTGCTTTGATTTCGCCCAAAGTTCTCAACCTTGGATGTATTCTATTCCATCACAATGACAAATTGGTGGGAGATGCGAAGCTTTTCACTATCGCAGCAATTCGAATTCAACTGGCCAGTTAACATAAGAATTAGAGTGTTATATTACCCCGCGTTTATCTTTCGCCAATCTCCCGTAAATGGTAGTTCGTGCAGGCTGATGTCCTGCGCCTCTTCGCCTATAAAGCAAACGCTCTTAATCGTGTAAGCTAACGAACCATAAAAATTGGTAGGTATTAAAGGATTCTAACCTATATCTTTCACGTTCGAAGCGTGACACTCTATACATTTGAGATAAATACCCATTAAATGTTTCTTAAAATGGTGTCCCAAGAAAGAGTCGAACTTTCATAATCCAATTATGCACAAGACGCTTCGCAAGCGTAGCCATTACTGGGACGTAAAATTTTGAGTTCAATATTTCATTCTCACTAGAGCTAGGGAATCGCACCAATGCCATATTAAACTTGGTAGTCAAGCAGTAGTAGGAAATAATTTTCCAACCGTTTTGACGACCCTAAAACTCGCTGATTTTTTTCAGAAACCGAGGCTAAACCAGTAAAACCTATCCGACTTCACTGTTTTTCTCTGCACTTACTTCTCCGCTTTGCCGCCACGTCCCCGTCCGAATACGACAACTAACTCGCGGCAAAAATGGTCAGGTGGCCGAGTGCCGACCTCGGTTAGTCAGTTTCACGAACTGAGAAATTAGCCGTTATTATACACACCTGTAAAAATGCTAGGATAAATTTCTCTATCCCGCGTCTAACCGTCGAAACGATTAGAGGAGTAAAATGGTGGTAGTTGAGGAAATTGCATCCCCGTAGGCCGAAGCCAACGCGTTTACAGCGCGTCACAATTGCTACTCTGTCAAACTACCAATTTAAATTTTTTATAAAAATCTGACAATGTAATAGAAGTATTTGCTTTAATTTCATTTATTGGAATAATATATATCTCATCCAAGTCGGTTAAAACAAACAATATATCAACTTTAGTTTTGTCAATATTTTTACACCAATATTTTTTTTTGTTGCCACCCATAGTTCTCATATTAACAACGTAATATCCTTTTTTATTTTTGTGTGCGGTAGTTTTAACCTGTACCTTTTGTAAATTTACGTTCTCAACTATTAAATCATATTCTTGACTATCTGTTAATGGAATAGATACCGTATATCCTTTAGCACAGTAATGGGCAATTGCTTTTCCAAGGCCATGGTCGCCTTGTTTTTTCGAGTTTTTACAATTTTCAAACATACACCTGTATAATACACAGATTATGACGTTTTATCTAAAAAATTTGGTGGAAGTATCGTTCCCTTTACGCCTGATTCTAACAGGAGGATTTTTCATCCTACGATGGTGGACACATGAGGGTATCGCGCCCTTAATTTTAAACTTGCGTGCAAAGCAAGTACAGCACCTTTGTTGTCACATGGCCCAAAATATTTCATCTGCTAATCAGACCGTTTTTCGGTTCAATCTGCAAACGTTAAAATGGCAAGACGTGAACCATCGCAGGCTCGCTAAGTGGTTTGGAATCACTTGTGCTACTCTTACACCAACGTCCTATAAATTAAATTCAGCTAAGTTGCTAGGGACGAGAAGTAGTCCCCGAATACTCTCATGTCGAAGTGACTTTTTGAACTTGGGCGTAGAGCTAACGCCTCCAGAACTCGTTATTTACTTAACTGAAATTTTTAGCTATTACGGGCAAACCCGATTCAGGTACCAACCCTGACATTTTTATAAGGGGAGTTTTCTCCCCCGACTGGATTCTTTTTAGTTTTTATGATTACTCATGACTGAGTAAATTTGGAGTGCTCGATGGGTAACGCTCCCACTTAAACAATCTTGGCAAGATTGCGCCTCACTTGTCGGCCCCGAACACAAAAATTGGGGAGTCTAATTTCTCTGCTATCACAGTCGTAAATCACTGTATAGAATTGCAGTTTGACCCCGAATTACGAAATTAAAGGAGGCGAGTAAACTCAAACACTCCTGAAAAAATTAAGAAGGTTGGGGCGAGCTAAACTCAAACCCCAATCCTTCATCTTAGTGCCTATTTTGTCCCGTATTAAGGGCATATTCAGCTACTATTCGTCTGGCAGCGAGTATTGTCCTCAAAGCCAGCAGTGTGTTAACGCTGTCTCGCGGTCATCGTCCTCCTCAGAAGCTCTATTAGCTACTTTGGGCTGATGCCACTCAGCGGGATTTTTCTAAGTTTAATCTCAACTTCTAAAGTCAATCTAACATATTCATCCAAACTTGTCAACTACTTTCTTCGCCCCGCAACCAGTCTATTTTACTAGACAAACAAAAAACCCGAAAAACTTTCTTTTTTCGGGCGACCCTACCATCTTATCTTTAATCCCAGTCGCCCTTACATCTGTCTATCCCCCATGGCCCATGTATAATTAGTGTGTTGTATTACGGGTGAATTACCTTTAATGGGATATTCACTACGCAAACTAAATTGTTCAGACACTAATTTCATCTTTCTAATCTATTGTACATTAAAAGAATGTTTTTGTGAAGTTATTTTTAAAACTATTTTTACCGCTTCACCAAACCATCTCTTATCTTTTTCTATCATAGAGCAGATTTATCATTTTGTCAAATCTTTTTTTTAACTATTTTCAAACCGTCAATTTGACACTATTTCGTCTCTTAACTTACTTAACTATAAAATATACCTCAAAAAAAGTCAAGAGATTTTTAAAACTTTCTTTATTTAAATTTTATTCAATAATATTAATCCATCATCATATATTTCAAGATAATGGCATTCAGCCTCGGTAAAGCAACCCGTATTGATATATGGGTTGCCTTCTTCCAAGAAAGCCATGTGGGTATGACTACACACAATATAATCATAACCCTTTGATTTAGAATAGGTTTCGGCATTTTTACGGATTTTGTCGCAGCATTGAATGAAACCCTTTGACTGACGTTTTAAAGCACGAGCCAAAGCTTGTTTTTTAGGACTTAAACACTGAATCCAGTGATAAATAGCCGAAGCAATTTCGGTTGTTATTGGAAATTTAGAAATAAAGGTATCAAATTTATGACCGTGTGTTATATGAAATCTGCTGCCCGAAACTTCAAAATCAAAATCATTTTTAAATTTAAATCCTAATAATTCAGATATCATTTTAGCCACTTCCCCGTCGTGATTGCCAGCGATATAGATAATATGAGTGTTTTTACTCATTTTACGGAGTAGTGATAGGATTTCCCAGTCTTTCTTTTTTAGACGCTTTGTATTATTAACATCAATTAAATCACCGTTTATAATGAGCGTTTCCGTCTTAATTGTCTTAAGAAGATGGATAATTTTGTCGCGCTGACAGACTTCCGAGCCGATATGGAAATCGCTTACAATGGTATATTTTGTGGGCATACCACTAATTACACTATTCTGGTTTAGGATTTTTCCTAATTGAGAAATACTCCGGTTGTTTCTTCTTGCTTCGCGGCAAACCCCTCATTTTACGGCATTTGGCATGACCTCCATTACAAATTCCTCCGAATTTGCCACAAATAATAAGAGGATTTCCATTCCATTCTCCGCTTTTAATTAAAAGAAAACCTTCTTTATTTGGAAATGCGGGTAATAATTCAGGGAATTCTTCAAAAGAAAAGAACCTAGTATTATTTGTTAGTCCATCTTTGCCGCACTGAATGAATTGAGTTCTAAATGGTATTGGTTCCATATATAACTAATTATGCATAATATTTTAGAAAATGTCAAGATTATTCTTTTGCCAAAATATGAGAAGCTATATTCCTAAGAAGTTGACATTTGAGACAATTTTTACCATTGGGGCATTTTTCATTATAAATTTGAGAAAGAAATATCCAGTTTTCGTGAGAGTGATTGAGAAAGTACTTCTTCATGGCCATCCGTAAATTTTCAGAACAGTCAAAAGTTTTATCAATCCCATCTAATAAGCCGCTATTATTCATTGTTCGCTAAGTACCTTTAAAGCACCCACATAACCAAATCTTCCAGTTTTACAAGCGACAGTAGAAACCTTATATTTTTTACCACGAGAATCAACTATGGTGTAAGTATCTTCAGAGTCCCTTCCATCCTTTACACATAAATCCCAATTTTGGATTACTCGATTTCTATCTTCTTCCGCTATGAAGTTTTTCCACCCATGACCCAAAATAGAATTTAAGTCTCTTTTAATTAAATTTAAATAAGCTGGATTAGCCCAAACACATTTACCATCATTATCACTTTCAAAAATTGGAGTTTCCCTATTGTCGAATATCCATTTCTGCCTAGTAGAAATTTTCTCTGTTAATTCTGTATTTCTGGCTAGTTCCCATTGGATTTTGTTTATTTGGTCTTTTAAAGAAGAACCGTGATTAGGAAGGAACTCTTTGGAAATTGTGTCAATTTTTTCTAATGAGTCTTCTAGGTATAAGTATTTATTTTTAATGAATTTAGCTATTTTTTTGCTAATACTCCAAATAAAAGCTAAAATTGCTCCAATTCCAGTTATTATAAATACCCAATTATATATTTCGGTAGAAGATTCCTTTCCTAAAAGGGAGGGAAATTGATTGTTTACAACATGAGAGAGGACGTTAGTAGCAATATCGGGTATTATCATCCATGAATATTACACGAAAATATTAATATTAAGAAGATAAAGATATAAAAATAGGTAAACTACTAATACTTATCAATTCCGCCGCCGTTTTAAGGGCACCAAGAGTAGCAGTAGAGGCATCATCAATAGCGTAACCATTACCTAAATTTGGTGCGATTCTATTATATTTACTTTTTAAAATTTTGGAAGCCTTATAGACTTCAGAGGATTCACCAGCGGAAAATACGATTTTGATGGTATTAAGACCAGCCACAGCAATACTAGGATTAATCATAGAACTAGCCGAAACATCCCAATTAGTGTCTCCAGCGCCAATAGATAACATGTTTAAATCAGATATAGGAACAAAATCTAAGGCTTCCGAAATAACTAATACATCTGGGGCATTGTCGCCTATATTACCACCATCCATTAGTACCATGTTGTTATATTGATAAGCCGGAAAATACGTCTGGGCTGCACTACTTGACCGGCACACTTCCCATAATTTAATGGGGCTATCATTTCCTATAATAACCCAATCTTTGTTCTCAGAAGACTTCTCATAAGACTTAAAGTAAACCGGCCTATCGGTAGCCCAATCATAAGAAGTTATTAGTAACTTTGTTTTGCAGTCTGCTAACGTTGCATCCTTTAGTCTGGATTGAAGAGCGGCTTCTAATGACACGGCGGAATACTTAGCCCCCCAAAGTTCTTCTATATCATTTAGGATGTTTCCTTTAAAAATATTAGGAGCATCTGTTGTAAAAAATGTTTGAATATCCGAAGAAGGTATTCCTATTGACAAACACGCTCCAATTATGCTACCAATCGAAGTTCCACCGATTATATCAAAAAGAGAGTAGCATGGTTTTTTGGCGATATTCTCTAAATTGGCAAGGATAATGGTTTCTCCATAGCCCAAAATTCCACCACCTTGAATTGCAAGAGCGTTCATAAATATATGATATATTACACATATTTAAAAAAAACCCCGATTCAAATTAATGAATCGGGTGCCCTTCTCGTGCTCTACCTCTTGTAAGGTCTAGATAAATTTAAGGCTTCTTGAGTGTCGCAAGACCAGAGAGGGTCAAACCCTGTTGAATACCGTTTGCGACTGCCCCAGCGACCTGTTGAACTGCAACGAGTTGGGCGGGAGTATTTGTGCTGGTATTAGCAGCAATCAAAGAATCTCCAAGTTGGATAGCGTTTGCAATCGAATCGGCTATAACAATATTCGTTACTCCGGCAGATTGTAGACCGACCTCAATAGTAGAGATTGTAACTGCATTCGTTCCGGTAGCTAGCGTCTGCAACGCCTGTTCTGCCCCTACGAAATATACAGCATTTGCTGGTTTACTCTGGATGGCGAGTTCTGTGCCTGTTGAAGCGGCCAATGTAATGGCAGCAAGTTCAGTCGCATTATTGGACGATGATGTGGTTGAGCAACCAACGAAAGCAAAAGCTGTCATGGCTACAATAGATACTGATACAATTAATTTCTTCATATAACCTATATTAAACGATACTTCTTTTTTTGTCAAGTGTTTTCGTAAGATATTTAGAATGAAAACAACTTTACTTCAAATTTAATCGTTGTACTGTTTATATCCGACTTTGTATTAATACTTTGTAAGAATGAAAGATTAGGACGAAAATGATAATTTTTGATTTTAATATCGGCATCAATACCTAAACCAAAATCAAGCCCCTGCGAACCATATAGAAAATCCTGCTCGGCTCCTGTTTCAAAAGTAAAGGCGAATTTATTTAAATATTTATTGTCGGCAAAGGGGAGAATACGATAGTCCGCTAAAGTGGAAATATATGTAATGGGATACCTGTCGCTATAATCTCGATTTCCTAATAAAAGAGTAGTTCCAATTGTTTGGGACGCAAAATAAGAAATCTCACCTTCATATCCATAAGTAGAACCTTTAATACCTTTAGAAAATAGAGAACCAGATGAAATAGTAGGTGCAACAGCAAGAGTAAAATCTCCAGCTTTATACATACTATTTGTGTTTAGTGTTAAAACAGAACTTTGCCCCAACACCCCAAACGACGTTAAAAACAAAACCAACAAAATAACAATAAGATTTTTCATTATTTTTTTGATGTGGCAATGGCGTGTCCAAAATAATAGGAAACTACGGAAATCGTAATATTACTAAAAGTTTCACTTGGAACAACTTTAATAAATTCAAGAGCGCATAAGGTAACTACAAGCAAAATCGTAATAATACCCCTTAAAGAAACTCCCTTGATTTGTGACCCTTCGTTCGTGGGTTGCGATGCAACCGTCAAAGTCTCTGTTTTTATTTCGGGTGAAGGTGAAGCGTTATCTGTCATATAATGTATTATACACTCATTTAAACTAAAATATCTCTTAATGTTTGTGTAATATATGATATGAAGACTCTAAATCAGTACGACAAACAAATCGACCTATTTGACGGAGAGCAGCCAGATTCTTGGAGACGCAATTATTGGAAAGAGAAGTTGAAAAATCCTGACGTAGTTCAGAAAATTTCCGAAGAAATTAACTCGGCTAGTACTACAGCCCCAACAAAACAAGAAAAACAAGATGATTTTTTCTATGCTGGCTCTACCGTTGAAACGGTCTTGAAACCCCGCAATTTACATGAGGAGAGTAAAGATTTTTTTAAAGCCCAACTTGACCTAACTAAAGACGGATTACCTAAGGAAACCATGGGCCAAAATGGCACAACGGTTGATAGTGACCGTGTCCGATTGGATTTGTTCGACCAACAGTGGCACCGAAATAGTGATTTTGCCGCAAAAGCCACATTAAAAGATGGTAAGATGACCATGACTCCTACAGAAGCGTTTATTGAAGTCTACCCTCATGGTAAACAAACACCTGTTAGCGCAGCCCAGAAGCCTACATCGAGCATTACAGACGGCATTCCAGCCAATCACAAGGGCGGCGTTCGTGGAGACGATGGCGGCGTTGTAGATTCTATTCAACTTGAGGAGAAGAGTGGTGCTAGTGTACCAATAGGAGACAGATTTTTACCCGCTCCTACTCAAGACGGAAAACTTCCTTTGCCCGCTAATCCTCAAATTTCTAGTGGAAACCTTCAAGCGAAAGCTTGGGATGGGCAGAAATATGACGACGGAGGCTTTCAAGGCGGATTGGGTACTAACTTGGGCGATTTACTCCAAAAATACATCCAAGATAAAGGTTTGAATTTTAAACAGGAAAAGTAATCTAAATAGGTGTAATAATCAAATATGAGCTTAATAGATGTGTCATCCGCAATTGCAGCAACAAAAGAAAAACAAGTATTAAATAAGCCTTTTAAAACGCCAAAAGGCAAAGCCGCTTACGCCGTATATGTTAAAAACGACAAAGACGCGATTATCCGTGTAGATTTCGATGCTTGTCAAGCGAGCGACCCTACAAACCTCGGTCCACTTTGGACTTCAGAACATTGGGGGTCTCAAGTTAATACTGCAAAAGCAGAAGATAATACTAACACCGCAACACAAACTGTAGACCAACTTTCCAATTTTTATTACGAAGGCAATTATAAGACGAAGGACGAACAGTGGGATGGTTACAGTTTTTATAGCCAACAGGCTCTTATTGATGCAATGCCAAAACTAAAACTTGCTCCGTCAGTTTATACTTTAAACATTCCTACCGCCAAGGAAACAAAGATTGGTTCAGATACTCTCTATAATTCCGAAGTAAAAACTCAATTGGATAAAGCCGCCCAAAAGGTCAAAGACCCAGTGAGCGGCAATATTTAATTAACGCGGTGGTTTGCAAAATCTACTAGGAAATGCGTTTGGAATAGATACTTTTACTTCCTTTGTTACAGGAACGCCCTTCTTAATCAAGCCATCCCGATAATCGTAGAAAATCTCAAATGTCAAGATAAATTTTTATTTAGAATTTGAAACCACAAATTTATAAATAGTAGGAGTGTCTAAAATTTGGGCAAGAGTTAACCAATCAGTTACTGGATTTTCTTTTTCAATGGGATAATCTGTCATAACAACACAAACATTTTCGGGTTCCATTTCGTGGCGGGCTGTAGTTTCGGGGAAAGGAACAATAAATCCTGAATATGGCCATTGATTTACTGGCCTCATACCATCATCAAATTCCTTCCAAAATTCAACATCCTCTTCGTAACACCAGAAACATTCCGAACCGGCAATAAGTTTACCCTCTATTCGGCTCAATAAATTCTCATTTTTAAAAATTAAATCTCCTGCCTTATCGTATTCTTTGGCTAAATTAGCTAAATAATGTTTCATATGAACCGAATTGGTTTCAAATCACCCTTTAAATACAGGGGATGACTAGGACTTCCATCACCGTTAATTTTAAGACAGTGAAGTTTTACTCCGATATTATTTAATAATTGTTTGATATTAATATCTTGATTGTGGTGTTTTCCATGTTTTCCCCAACCCGCTACTACGACGGATGCTTCACTAGCACACTGTAATATATAATGCTGATTATGAACTCCCACTGGATTAGGAACCGCTTTCATATTTTCAGGAGACGTGTCACGCCACGCGAACAAATTCGTCATACAAAAACCACCGTAACCCCAAGCCTTTGAATAGGCTATACATCTGCGAATAGTAGGGTCATCAATGGATTCATCGGCGGTCGAAGGATTGAGTCCTATAAAATTCACATAAAGACTGTTATTATCCCATTTTCTCCAAAGACTATACCTATAAAGTCTATCTGGACTAAAAGTTGTTTCACGATTGGTCATCAGCAAGTAATTACAATGTTACTAGCATCAATTCCAGCATAACATGGAGATAAGCCCGTAAAAGAACAGACGATAAATACTAACTGGCCACAATAACGCTATTTGAAGGTAAACCCAAAATGGAATATTATTTAAGTAGTGATATAAATCTCCATCTACTTTCTTACCAGTTTTTTTCTTGGCGTAATCTTTTACTTGTTGTTGTTCGGCTGAAGAAAGCGTGTGAGAGAAAAATATTACTAACATCATAAAAGAAAACTGCGCTACAGCAATAATCATATACCAAAATAAGATGTCAAGAAATATTTTCATTTTCCTTCTGGGCGTTTATCCAGACCTTTTTCCGCAAGAATGGCTGCTAAGTCATCAATATGAATACAATCACACATACAAGCATATTCATTCGCACTTTGCACAACAGCTATATTACCATTACAGTAATCGTTTCCGGGTACTGCGCCATGTAATACACCGAAAGCAACTATCTTGCCACCTTCTAGTCTTACTATTTTATCTCCATTTTTTAATTCTCGTCCGTTTCTTGCATGCATATTTTTCCTTATTTTAAGTTACTATTAATTTTTTTGCGGTTTCTTGACCACATTTATCACAAACTAAAAGACCTACTAAGACAATTTCATTTTTGCCTGTTCCTGTAAATAGGGAAGAAACTTCCCTTTTTGCCGTAACGGTCTTGAAGTAATGGTGGCCGCATTGACACGGCATATTCTCAGCTTCGGCGACGGCTTTTTCAAAATCTTCTTTAGTAATCATATAATATTAGAGCGTAATTCATGACGAATGTTCATAATAATTTTACCTAAATTATTTTCTCCTTGACGGGTTTTTATATCCTTACCCCAAAATATATCATTCCAATTATTCCATTCGACAATCTTCCAATCCTCAGTTTTTAGAAGTTTGTTGGCCCAAGAAGTTCCTTTTTTAAATTTATGTTTTAGTGAAAAAGTCATTGCAGTAATGGAAAGTCGTTGATTCCAATCGTTTCTCCAAGGAAATTTTTCCTTATCCCTAATAGAAGTCTTTGCCCTAAAAGGAGACAAAGATGCTATTTCCTTTCTTAAATCCAATCTATCTTTCGGCATTTTCATCGCTTAATAAAAATTTTCTGGAGTAGAATACGAAATGTTCTGGTATATCAGAGGTTGGTCGAATGGCAACATATTACTAAACCAATTTCTAATATATTTACTTTCGGCTAATTCGAGTAAGATGCGGCAATGACAATCCTCTTCTGGAAAATTACACCAGCATCCCAAAGTTTTGCCCTTTAATTCAGGTAATTCCAAAAGCAAATCAGGTTCACAATTTATTTTTAGTCTGAATTTATCTATTACCTCTTCTCTAGTTCCGTGTTTACCGATAATAAAAGGATTAGCCCATTTTGATTCCGCAAGTTCATAGGTTTTATTGGCCCTCCCACAATAAATGTCGTATGGCTTTCCAGATTTTACACTGACGATATTCATAATTTAATAGGAAGTAAAAATCCAACTAACCAACAAATAAATTTTAAAATTGCCTGAATAGCCAAAACAAATGACATTGTAATACCTGAAATTGTCCAATAATAAGGTTTATAGAGGAACTTGAACCACCACGACCTTCGTCTATTCTCGTTTTTAGACATAGAGTTTTGAAAACTACGAAAACCCTCTTCATATTCGGCCTTAGATTGTTTTTTGAAGTCTTTTAATTCATTTTTAGTAAGTATGCCGCCACAAAAAGAAAGTTCAAAAGTCAAAACATAAATCTCAGTTGAACTATCTGGGGCTATTACAGTAGAAGCGATGACTTGACCAGTGTGGTCTTCTTTGCGGAGTTTTATTTCATTATCTTGACCTTTCTCAAAATAAAGTTGATTTCCGGTGATACTGAACGTCGAGTAAAAAGCGGGCAACCCAAAAGTATTCCAAACTATTTTATCCCACTGAATTTCTTTAAAATATTGCATCATCTCCGAGGGAAATGTAAAATTACTAGGATTTTCTATTATAAGAAAATTATTTGTTTGATTGGTATGCAAATTTGACTCCTTGGTTATGTGAAATTAATTTCTTGAGATGCTGTTTGGCGTAAAATAATCTTGTTCTAGCCGAAGCTATGGGTATATTCAAAATCGCCGCGACTTCTTTTGAGGTTCCCGCGTTTTTCAAAGCCAACTCTATTATTTCTTTATGTTTAGAACTTAACTTATTTATTACGCCCCTAATAAGGAATTCTGATTCCTCTATATCTCCTCTGTGTGTTAATTCTGGTTCAACAGAAACTAATTCTCGGGAAGAACCATCTTTTTCAATAAAAATATCCTGCTTTTTATTATTATGGAAATAAAGTTTAACTTCATTTTTACAGATAGAAATGAACCAAGTATTAAAAGAACACTTTTTTAAGAATTTGTCGTAATTTTTAATGGCTTTTAGGGAAGCTTCTTGCAAGATATCCTCCACGTCAGATTCGGGGATTTTATATTTCGAGAAAATGTACGCTCTTGCTTTTTGCAAAGCCAAAACCATATCTTCGGAAAATTTACTTTTAATCATCTATAAGAAGATTAGCATATATTTACTCGTTTGTCAAGGTTTTTTTTCTCTGTCTTCGTAATAAGCAAAGACCCTCCATTGATTAGGAGAGGCGTCAGTATCAATCATTGTAATTATTCTTGAAATATTTTGGCAGGATTCTGGCCCAAACATACTAACAGTATCATCAAGATTTTCGTTCCAAATATGATATCCTAAATACCATATATCTAACACTCGTTCTTTAATGGTAAGAACAACACCTGTTTTAATTACTCCAGTTTTTAAGGTAATACTAACTGGAGTTTTTAATACTTTGGAAATAAACAATAATTCAGTAATTAATGATACAGTAATCATATATCTTCTATCAACTCCTTTAGCACCCCTAAATGAAAAATAACAGGACTTTCTCCGCTACAAATAATTCCTTTATCTTCTAATAATTGGCGATAGTGAAAATCCTTAGTAGTTTCAATATCTACAATCTGTTTAATCAAGTCTAAAATTTGTTTTTTATTATTCATATTTATTTTACAATATATTGGGATTCTTTATTTTTCTTTTTAAGATTCTCTTTATACAGCAAAGCATCCTGTCGGCCTGTGGGTGTTCTTGGAAAGACTCCCATTAGATAGTGATTTTTCTTGTTCAAGACCGCGTAAAAGGCTTTTTTCTTCATTTATAATTTCCTTATTTTTTAATGTAAATTCGTCCATATATTGGTTCTCTTTATCCGCCTGTCTGAATAGAAATTCAATATTACTCTTTATTTTAGGGATATTTTCGAAAAAATTATTATTTTGGGCCTCTTCTAATTCTCCATACGCCTGATACAATTTAGTTTCAATAAATTGGGCAGAATTCAGAATGAGTAGGCATTCGTTTAATAATATTTCTTTCTGCTCTTCTTTTGATGACATCTTTTAAGATTAGATAAAACTTAAAACGAATAATTCATTTTATTTCGCATTGGAGCGAAGAAATCCATAGTTTCTTGTTTAGAAAATCCATTTTTAGCATAATTAACACCCAAACAAACAAATTCAACATTCCCTTCGATATAACCTTGTGATGAGTCAGTTCTATCAAGAGACGCTTGTATAATACTCTTTTTTAAATGTAAATTATTAGTTGTATCTCGCAATTCCATTTTAATTCCTGTATATGGACAAATCCCCTTTTGGAATTCAAAAAGTTTCTTTAAATATTGAACGGAAAGATTTGTTAGAAGACTACCTTTTTCTTTATTCCTTGTTTTGGCTTTTCTAATAAAATATTTAAATGGAGTAAATTCATCTACCCTAGTCCATTTTTTATTGGGATATTTATTCTTAAATTCAATTAACGCTTTTGATATGAAATCTGGATTTTCTTTAGCAAAATTTTTATTCTTTATTAAAGATTCGTTTTTCATTGCAGCGCAAGACCGGCTGCAATAAAAATTAGTTCTGCCCCTTTTAGTTTGCCTATCATATTCCTTCTTCGGTTGATTAAAGGATTTCTGACAGCACTTACATTTTAGTTCTATTATTTTTTTAGCATTTTTTCTCACACTTTATATTAAACATCATGGTGGAGTTGAGAAGAACTATTTTTTAAATTGGTGGAACTGGGCAGAGTCGAACTGCCGTGAACTAACAAAACTAAATAAAATTCTACAAATATATCAACTTTTTGTCTTTCGATGGTTATATTAATTGAAAAATTCACCACCAATGTTTCGCTGTCTTTTCATTACAACGAACCAAAATGTTTTTTCTCCAATTAATTCGTTCATTCATCGTATCAGAGTTCGGATGATGAACGGATAGCCGTTTTATTAGGCTACAACTGCTTCTGTGTTAAATTCCATCACTGGGATGAAACACATACTGCGATAAATGTTTTTAGCATTTAATTTT